AGGCGATGAAAATAAAACCGACAAAATCGCGAAAATCGAAGACGAGTTGTCGCGCCTGCAAGCACAACGCGCGTTTAAGATCTGTGCCGAGCAGGACGGGTTTTTCGGCCGGGCGCATCTCTATATCGATACCGGCGCGACCGATGATCGCGACGAGCTCATGACGCCGATCGGCAATGGTCGGGATGCGCTGAGCAAACGCAAGATCGGGAAAGGCGATCTCAAAGGGCTACGGCCGGTCGAGGCGGTCTGGACCTATCCGACCAATTACAATTCGAACGATCCGCTGAAGGGCGATTGGTACAAGCCCGATATGTGGTTCGTCATGGGCAAGCGAATTCACGTTTCGCGCCTGTTGACGTTCATCGGCCGTGAAGTCCCAGATCTGCTCAAACCAGCGTATTCATTCGGCGGGTTGTCGCTCACGCAGATGGCGAAGCCCTACGTCGATAACTGGCTCGAAACCAGACAATCGGTCAACGACGCGATTTCCGCTTATTCGACCTTCGTGCTCAAGACGACGATGTCGGAGCAGCTGCAGGTCGGCGGTGAAGAATTGAACAAGCGCGCGGAATTGTTCAATAACCTGCGGAACAACCGCGGGCTGATGATGCTCGATAAGGAAGCCGAAGACTTCGCCAATGTCGCGGCGCCGCTGTCAACGCTCGATATGCTCCAGGCGCAGGCGCAAGAGCATATGGCGAGTGTCAGCGGTATTCCCTTGGTCAAGCTCTTGGGAGTAACGCCATCGGGGTTAAATGCGTCGTCCGACGGCGAAATCCGGTGTTTCTACGACTGGATTGCGGCCTACCAAAAGGCGCTGTTCGATGTCAATCTAACCAATGTGATCGATTTCGTGCAGTTGTCGCTGTTCGGCGAGGTCGATCAGGGTATTACCTTCGAATACGAGCCATTGTGGGCGCTTGACGAAAAGGAAAAGGCCGAAGTCGAAAAGATCGAAGCCGAGACGGCGCAGGTCCGGATCGACAGCGGCGTGATCGCCCCGGCGGAAGAGCGCGAGGTCGTCGCAAATAAGGCGGGCTCGCCTTATCACGGCCTTGATCCGGCAGATGCGCCGAATCTGTTGGACGAAGAGGAAGAGGGGCTTGAACCGAAGTCCGGGGCTGCTAAACTGGCGGTTTCCGAAGTAAGCGAAGGGCGGGTATGATGACCGTGAATGAGTTGGCTAGTTGGGATGACGACGACGCATGATCGATCTCCCGCTCGCCGACCTCATCGAGGCCCACGAAGAAGAACAGAGCGCGCAGCCGATCGCCGCGCCGCCCGATCTGAAACAACAACCGCCGGAGCCGAACAGCGATGCCGCTGGCGAACAAAAACCCGGCCACGCGAAATCGCCGTAACGAACTTATCCTCCGTCCCGTTCATCCCAACGCCGGCATCGAATCTGCCTACCGCAAGCGCCTGCTGGCGCTGATCGACGAGATGAACCGATCCTTCGCCTATTGGATCAAGGCGGCGTGGCGGTCCAACGAACCAGTTCTGGCGGGCGACGAAACTCCGGCGATTACGCTACGTGATGCCCTTCGCGATTTGAGCCAACGCTGGCGCAAGCGGTTCGATACCGCATCAAAGGAATTGGCGGACTATTTCGCCAGGGCATCGACTGAACGATCCGACGCGGCGCTGCGCGCCATCCTGAAAAAAGGTGGTTTCTCCGTCGAATTCAAGCTGACGCCGGCCGCGCGGGATATCCTGCAGGCGACGATCGCCGAGAATGTCGCGCTGATAAAATCGATCCCGGAACAGTATCTCACCAATGTCGAAGGATTGGTGATGCGTTCGGTGCAAGCCGGTCGCGATCTCGAGCAGCTAACGACGGATTTACAGGAACAGCATGGCGTAACGCGTCGGCGTGCCGTTCTTATCGCGCGCGATCAAAACAACAAAGCGACGGCGGCGATCACGGCGGCGCGCCAACAAGAGTTAGGGGTGACCGAAGCGATTTGGGTCCATTCCGGTGGTGGAAAGCATCCGCGTCCGACGCATCTCAAGGCTGGGCGCGAGCGGACACGGTATGATGTCAAAACCGGCTGGTACGATCCAGCAGTAAAGAAATACATCCGGCCAGGCGAGCTGATAAACTGTCGTTGTGTATCGCAGTCTGTGATAAAGGGGTTTGCGCAATGAGCGTCATGAAAGTGTTCCCGGATGATGATGGTAAATTCGTCCACGCCGGCGGGATCGTCATGGCCTCGATGTGCTGGGGCAGCGGAACGGGAAGCGTCGGCGCGGCGTCGCATCAAGGATAGCAAGGGGCGTCATGTTATTTGGTTCGCGGCCCTTATGCATCCTTGAGTTAAATCAAAGGGTCGATAGAAAGTGCGTTGATCGGGTCCCGCGCAAACGCCCGGATCCGCCAAAGAGCCAATCAGCGGTGACGGTTTCGTGATCGTCTGACGACGCGCCGCTATGCTGTTTGGCAAATGCGCTCTTCGTTCATTCCGAAAACACACAGGATCAACGCATGCCGCTGCAACAGGGGGTATCGGCGGCGACGATTTCCGCGAACATCGCGGAATTGATCCGCTCGGGCCGTGAGCCGAAACAGGCCGAGGCGATTGCCTATCGCACCGCAGGTAAGGATGCACTCGCAGCAGAGGATATGACGCCGGACGATTGGCGCGGCCTCGTTGATGGTCTGATCAAGTTCTTCGGTGAGGAAGCGGAAGAGCCGGAACACGCGGAAGACGAATTTGAGGAAAGTAAACATCCGCGCGATGACGACGGGAAATTCGGATCGGGCGCCGGGGGCGCATCGTCGCATCAGCAGACCAAGGTCGAGAACGGCAAGCTGAATGAAAAGGAACGATCGGAAGCCGATCGGAATAACGCGGAACGCGAAGAAATGCCCGGCGAGGCGTTTCTTGAACCGGCGTCACGGAAATATCCGGTCAAATCGAAAGCGGACGGCAAGTACGTTTACAGCCGCAATCTCTTGCTCGCCGCCGCGCGAGAAGCGCGCATGCATGGACATGAGGATCTGGCGAAGCGCGCTGACACCATTCGTGAACGGGAATTTGGCGGCGCTCAAGATGAGGTATTGATCGCGTTCGATCGAACGTCAGTGCGGGATTACGATGCCGACGGCCGTCTGCACATCGCGGCAACGCCCATCAGCAAGGCCAATGTCTGCGAATATTGGGGCCGGGAAATTCCGGCGGCCGAACAATTGGGGCTCGATCCGAACCGGAAGTATCGCCTGCTTCGTCACCCGGACGAAATCCGCAAGGGCGCCGATACCTTCAACAACCTGCCGCTGTTGCGCCGCCATGTTCCGGTGAGCGCAGCATCGCATCAACCCGCCGAAGTCGTTGGCTCGACCGGGACCAACGCGGCATACGAGCATCCCTACCTCACGAACGCGCTGGTCGTCTGGTCGAAGGATGACATCGAACAGATCGAGGCCGATCTGAAAAAGGAATTGTCGAGCGCGTACCGTTATCGCGCGGACATGACGCCGGGTGAATATGAAGGCGAGAAATACGACGGCATCATGCGCGATATCGTCGGCAATCATGTTGCTTTGGTGAAAGAGGGCAGGGCCGGCCCCGATGTGGTCGTCGGCGACAGCAAGGAGAATTTGACCATGCCTAAGACCGTTCTGTCTCGAAAGGCCGCCCTCGTGCAAGGTGCGGTGATTGCGTTTCTCGCGCCGCGTCTCGCGACCGATGCCAAGATCGATGTTGCTCCGCTGCTCGCGGACATCACATCGAGCAATTACGTCAAGAAGCGCGCCGGCCTCGCCGCTGAGGTGTCGCGACTTGCCACGGGCAAATTGGCCAAGGACGCCAAATTGGACGATCTCGGCGCGGTGCTGATGGCGCTCGATGCCGTCGAGCCGGAAGAGGAAGAAAAGAAAGCCAAGGACGCCGAGGATCTTCCGGAGCCGGGCGGTGAGAAGGGCAAAGGTCCAGCCAAAGACCGCAAGGGCAAGGACAGCAAGGCCAAGGACGAAGGCCTCAAGGAAATGCTCAAGGGCAAGCTGTCCGCCGAAGACTGGAAAGCGGCGTGCGACGAGATCGACGCCATGAAGGCCAAGGATAAGGCCAAAGACGACGAAGACCCGGAAGACGAGAACGCCGATCCGGAAGATACCAACAAAGGCGACCGGAAGGGCAAGGACGAAGAACCCATGAGCAAGAAAGCCATGGACGAGGCGATTGCCGGCGAGCGCCAGCGTCAGCGCGACGTGCGCGAAGCGGAGCGGTTCGTGCGGCCGTGGATCGGCGATCTCGCCATTGCCTATGATTCCGCCGATGAGGTCTACAAAGCCGCATTGGAATCGCGCGGGAAGAGCACCAGGGGCATTCATCCTTCGGCGTATCGCTCCATTCTGGAAATGCTGCCGAAACCCGGAAGCGAGCGTCCGGCAAGCAGCCGTGTCGCTATGGATTCGGCGGGCAGCAAAAGCTTCGCCGAAATGTTCCCCGGCGCCATGGATATCAAGATCAGCGCGTAAACCGAACCCAATCCAAAAACATAGGAGAACGCCACGATGAGCGGCGGCATTCAGGCAACGATTACGACCCAGCCGGCCCCAGGGATCGCTGGCGATTTCTGCGACGCCAATCCGCGGTATTCGTGGGACGCCGGTCCGGGTGGACTGGTCGCGGGACCGAACGGATTGGTCATCGGCCTCTTCGCATGGGTGGCCTATTCCCAGCTCGACGGCGACAGTGCCCCGGCTGCAGCGAACAACTTCGGCTCCGGGCCGGTTACGGGCTTCGTCTCGCGCGCGCAGCAGGGCCTCATCACGACGTATCTGTCCGATGCGGGCGTGACGATTCCGGCGGGCTTCCAATGCACGCTGATGTCGGGTGGTGGCTTCTGGGCCTACAACAGCGGCTCCGGGCAGGCCCTTCCGGGGATGAAGGCCTATGCCAATTTCGTCAATGGCAAGGTGACCTTCGCCGCGCCGGGCGCTCCGACCACAGCGAGCGCTACGACCTCGACGATTGCCTCCGGCACTGCCGCAACCTTCACTGGTTCGATCGCCGGTAACGTCCTGACGGTCACCGGCTCGGTCACCAACACGATTTATCCCGGCGCAGTTCTCTCCGGCTCCAATGTCGCGACCAACACCGTCATCACGGGCCAGCTCAGCGGCACAACCGGCGGCGCGGGGACGTATTCGCTGAATATCGGCGAGCAGAGCATCGCCGCGGAAGCGCTCACCGGGACCCCTTACGTGCTTGATACCACCGGAGGCACCGTCACCGGCTCGATCGTGGTCGGCTCCGTCCTTCAGTCCGCCGGTGGCACGGCGACGGGCACCGTTGTCGGCATGTCGGTGGTCACCGCGAACCAACCCGCGACCGGCAAATACATCGTGGCGCCGGCCGGCTTTGGCGCAGCGGGCACCGTGACGAGCGGCACCATCGTGTTGGCGTCAAATATCGAAACCTCATGGTACGCGCGCTCGTCCGGTCTTACCGGCGAAGTCGTGAAGATCAGCAACGTGCCGGGCATCGGCTAACGCCTGGCTGCGGCTCAAGGATCAGGAGAAACTTTCATGAACCACCAAGAAGCAATTGAGCTTTGGGCTGCGCATCGCGGGATGCTGGCGCAGCGCGGCGTGACGATGACCGACGTGCGGTCCTATGTCCCGGATGAATTCCGGTACGATTTCGGTTTGGCGATGGACGCGCAGCCGGCGCTCTCCACCACCGATCCGAACTCCGCGGTTCCGGCGATCCTTACCACGATGATCGATCCGAAGGTCTTTAAGGCGCTATTCGCGCCGAACAAGGCCGCGGTCATCATGGGCGAAGAGCGGCGAGGAACGTGGCTAGACGATACGATCATGCTGCCCGTACCGGAAGCCGCCGGTGAAGTGTCGAGCTATGGCGACTATGCCGAAGACGGCGCCGTCACATCGAACACCAACTGGCCCCAGCGTCAGGCTTATC